TGTGGAATTTGGACCAGTTAAATTAATCTCTCCAGCTTTGATGAGAGTTCCACCTAAATTAAAATTACGTCCAACAAGAATATTACCAGAAGGAACTGTTAACGCTGTTGTTAATCCAATTTCTACAGCAGTACCACCACTAGAAAATGTAGAAACACCAGAAACATTTAACTGAGTTAATCCTAAATGAGGATCAATAGATATGGTTGAGATTCCAACACCAAAGTTTGCATTAATACCAGAACTAAAATCAAATGTTCCAGCAACACCTAAAGTGTTCTGATTATTCAGAACATTAACACCAGTACCACTTGCAGTAACATTGATTAAGTTACTACCGTCGATGACAGGCAATACTCCAGTTAGTTGTCCTGCAGGAATATTTGTGAGTCCAGTAGCAGATCCATGGAAAGATGTTGCGGTCAAACTACCACCGACTGTTACATCTTCATTTGAAAGAACAGTAGTATTAATACCAGTGCTCTTACTTCCGTTTGAGTAGAATCTGATGTCTCCCTGTCCATCAGAAATTACAACATTATTTGATGAATTGATAATACCCAAATCAGTGCTATCACCATTGAATCCACCGAGAACTACGTTATAAGATCCAGTGTTTATTTTCTCACCCGCTCTGATACCAAGTCCAACGTTGTATGCACCACTAGAAACATTTTTAAGTGCAAACTCACCCACACCAATGTTTCTACCAGAACCACCAGTCATGGACTGAAGAACTTGGTCACCGATTGCAATATTTCTAACTACAGATCCAGATAGTGCGCCATTACCAAATCTGATATTTGCATCAGCATTTGCTTGGATTCTTCCCAGACTGATTGTGGTTACCCCACTTACACTAAGTTGAGTTGCGGTTGCAATACCACCAGTCAAGTTATTTGCAGAATCAATAGATCCAGAGAATCCACCAGTTGCGGTAAGAATACCACTGACTAGTGCATTACCTCTTACATCGAGAGCTTGCAGTGGATTTGTGGTTCCGATGCCTACACTCTGTTCTTTAAGAGCAAGGGATGGTCCATTACTTCCATAAAAAGTTTCACCCTCACTATTAACAAATACTATTTCACCTTTACGATTATTGATGACTAGACCATCACTGGTAAGTAATCCAGTATCATCGAAGTAAACATTTCTATCATGAGTAAATGTAGTTTTTCTGGTGTCGTCGTTGTCATCTCTTAATGTTAATGTATCAGTTATTGTTGCTGCAGTAGAAACGATAGATGCAGTGTCCGCAGCACCAACATTAACAGTTACAGTGACAATACCAGCGGATGCTGGAGATATATCCAAACCTGTACCAAAGTCAATAGTTCCTGCAGTTCCAACAACACTTCCAGAATCTTTAACTTCAATTCCTGTACCAGAAGCAGTAACCCCGATTAGTCCAGATCCATCACCAACAAATTTGGTTGCAGTGACTACACCAGTAACATCTATACCACCAGTAGTTGTTTGTAACTTAAGATTACCTTCATTATACAAATATGCAATTCCACTTCTAAACCATGCAGCTCTTGCATCAGTATCATGATTTAGAATCTCTACACCATTATCACCCATTAGAACTACTCTTCCACTAGTTCTATCATTCCTTAGAGTTAGATTATTTCCACCATAACTCAAGGATGAATTACTCGTTAGATTAAGAGTGGCAGTTGTAGCCGCATCTAGTCCAATTTGGAATGCTCCGTCAACAATACCATCACCCTTTACCGTAAGAGTTGATGTAATGGTTGTAGTTCCAATACCTACAGAAGAAGATGTACTGATACCTGATGGATGATTAGACCATCTATTTCCCCCAAGAGCTCCACCAGAAATACTTACAGTAGATATTCCAGTGATTCTTCCATTAGAATCAACTGTTACTGTAGGTACTGTGTATGCATCACCGAAAGTTCCTGCAGATGCTCCAGTAAGATTCGTTAGACTTGCACCACTAATTGCAGGTAAAGCTCCAGTAAGATTTGATGCAGCAAGAGATCCATCAAAAGATCCTGCAGTAATAATACCACTGGTGTTTACACTAGAGTTTGATTCTAAAGTATCAGAGAAATCTGATCTAGTTGCTCTTGGTGCAACAACCTGTTGAGAATAAGATAGGATTGAGTATGCATTGGTATCGATACCAACGATCCAGTCACCAGAATATACACTGGAAATACCAGGTCTAGAGTAAGTTGCAATACCAACTTCTGTTCCACCTACTGAAACGATATAATAATCACCAGTGTTAATACCAGATACTGCAAGTGTAGATCCAACAGAAATACCTCTTGCTTGTCCGACAAGAGTCAATCCAGTTACAACACCAGCAACAGCATCGTAGAATCCTACAATGTTCAGATTAGTTCCAAGTGCATTAACTTCTGCCTGAACTCCTGCAAGTCCAACATCCGTAGCAATACCAGTTAAGTTAGCACCAGAAATTGCAGGGAGAGCACCAGTTAATTGTGCAGAGGGTATATTAGTTAATCCAGAAGCAGAACCATGGAAAGATGTTGCCGTTACCACTCCAAGTACAAGATCTGGAGCTCCAGAAATATTAAAAGCAGTTGTTGCAAATGAAGCTGTAGAGGCAGTTCCTGTTAGATCTCCCGTGATAACACCACCAACTACTAGGTTTCCAGTAATATCAATCTGACCAGAGATATCAATATTACCAGTTCCGTTAATAGTTCTAGTATTGAGATCTAAATTACCACCAAGTTGTGGAGTAGTATCTCCAACAATTTCTACAAGACCACCAGTTGATGTGACAATAAAATTGCCGGCAGGGGATTCAAATACAGAAATTCCCGCACCGGCTTGAATATTTGTTATAAACCCTACTAAATTTCCAGCAGTTTGGAATCCTACTAGATCCCCATCCGTTGCATATCCTACAAGAGCAGTGTTAGTAATATAACCAGCACCGTTGGTTAACTGATTAGTATTGGTTGGGATTGTTGGTAGGTTGTTTAGATTATTATAATTTAAGTAAAATGAAGCAGGTTGCCCATTTAAATTTTGTGCATTCGTTGCAATTCCCGCAGTTTGTGCAAACCCTGCGGTAGTAGCAGTACCAATGGTTAATTGGGATAAATTAAAACCATCACCAAAACTTTGATATATCTCATTAAAGTTACTATTGATCTTCTGAGCGCCATCTCTTAGGGAATCACCTGTTCCATCATTTGGCTGAGATCCGATATCAATTGTCTGCTTCGCCATTCTGGGTTACAGGGACTATACAACACTATAATGTATTTAGTCCCCGCAGAATCAGAGTTGGAATCCAGCAAAGGTATCTTTTTTAACGTCCTGTTTGATGCCACCGACAACGTATGACTCAACTTCTGTCTCTTGAGGAGCGACTTGGAGACCCTTTGAAGAGATCCAATGTTCAGTCCAAGGAAGAGGATTATTTTTAGCAGGAATATCATAAATGGGTTTCAAACCAATCGCCTTCATACGACGATTTGCAATCCACTCAACATACTGTGCGAGGAGTTTATCATTCAAACCGATCATAGATCCATCTTTGAACAGATACTCAGCCCATGCCTTTTCTTCCTCAACAGTTCTCTTGAACATGTCGATAATTACGGATTCCTCTTCCTTAGCAATCTCTTCCATTTCTGGATCATCCCCTTCGCGCCATTTGTTGAGGATGTTTTGAGTAATGACAAGGTGCTGATTTTCGTCTCTTGCGATGAGAGAGATAATTTTAGCGGATCCTTCCATAAGTTTGAGTTCGCCAAACGCAAACGAGCAAGCGAACGAAACATAGAACCTGATGCCTTCGAGAATATTGACATTGGCGACAGCACGATAAAGTTTTCTCTTCAGTTCTTTTGATTCCCATTTAGCAGTAGGAGAATCCTTGAAGTCTCCTCTCCACATATTACCAGTGTCATACTGGTGTGCCGCTTCGACAAATTCATTGTATGCAGAAGTTACCGATTCTGCACGAGCAACAATCTTGTCATCATCCAGAATGTGATCAAAAACCTCACCAGGATCAGGATATACATTCTTGATGATGTATGTGTATGAACGAGAGTGGATCATCTCCATAAACTCCCATACAGTCATGCACGCCTCTAGTTCAGGGAGTGAACAGTAAGGGATAAAAGCCATCCCAGGACCACGCCCTTGTACAGAATCCAGCATGATCTGGTATTTAAGATTGCTGGTGAAGATGTGTTTCTGTTCTGGTGCAAGAGTCTGATAGTCACCGCGATCTTTCTGGAGAGAAACCTCTTCGGGTCTCCAGAAGTAACCGAGTTGTTGTTGAGTGAGTTTATCAAAGACTGGATACTTGTATTGGTCATATCTCTGGATTCCCAGAGGGGCGCCAAAAAACATTGGTTGTTTCTTGGCGTTTACGTCTGTAGATGTGTTTAATACGGTCATACCTTCAACTGACATTTAATTCCTCGGGGGTTGTGTTTAGATCTTGCAAGATTCGCAGTCGTCATCACTAGTTTCCATGATCAACTGTTCCAAAGCTTTAAGTTGATCTTCTTTTGTATCCTCTTTTATTTCATCTGTTTTGTTATCGTAGGTATTCTGATAATAGGAAGTCTTCCAACCATACTTATATGTTTTCAAGAAGTCCTGTGCCATTACTGAGACGGGTACTTCATTGTCGGGATAGTTCTCTGGATTGTAGGACCAGTTTCCACTGATCGCTTGGTCAAAGAACTTTTGCATGACAGCAACAACATTGATATACCCAGTATTATCAGGCATGTCCCAGAGGAGAGTATAATTGCCTTTGTAGGTATTATACTGAGGAACGATCTGTTTAAGAGGTCCCTTTTTACTCTTCTTAATGGACAGGTATCCGCGAGGAGGTTCGATTCCGTTTGTGGCATTAGACACAACGGAACTGCTCTCCGATGGCATCTGTGCGGACAATGTTGAGTGCCGTAGTCCGTGGGTGGCGATAGATGTTCTAAGACCCTCCCAATCATAGTTCAACTCCTTAGAAGTGATCTCATCAACATCACTCTTGTATGTATCAATCGGAAGTTTTCCATCAAAATACTTCGTTCGATTGAAGTCGGTGCAAGGACCTTTTTGTTCTGCAATTTTACAGGAAGACTTAAGGAGGTAGTATTGGAATGCTTCGGTCAGTTCATGAACTCGATCCCAAGCTTCTTGAGAATCATACTTAAGACCGTTCTTCGCAAGGAAGTGTGCAAGTCCAATGAATCCAATACCAAGAGAACGACGTGCCTTTGTTGCAAGTTCTGCAGCAACTACAGGATAGTCTTGATAATCAATCAGTTCTTCTAGACCACGGACAGAAAGATCGCAGAGTTCTTCAAGTTCATCGAGATTCTTGAGTTTACCTACATTCACTGCGGAGAGAACACAGAGAGCAATCTCTCCAGATGCATCATCAATATGTCCGATAGGATCTGTGGGAAGAGTAATCTCTTGACACAGGTTAGACATATTCACCTTATCGATGAACGAGGAGTGGGAGTTGCAGTGGTCGATGTTCATGATATACAAACGACCAGTCTCTGCACGTTCTTTTAGGATGTCCAGAATGAGTGCTTGAGCTTTGATAGTCTTCCTCGGAATCCGTCCATCAGATTCATAACGTGTATAGAGATCATCAAACTCGTCAGTGCCAAAAGCATCGTACAGACCTGGGACATCGTGAGGACTGAATAGGGTGATGTCTCCATCTTGGATGAATCGTTCGTAGAAGATCTTTGAGATTTGGATTGAGTAGTCGAGTTTTCGGACACGGTTATCCTCGGTTCCTTTGTTGTTCTTAAGGACAATGATGTCTTCTATCTCTTGATGCCAGATAGGAAAGTGGACAGTCGCTGACCCACCTCGGATGCCGTTTTGTGTGCAGCATCGGACAGTTG